GGTGGTGTTGTAATAAATGTAGGCACTACAGAACAAATCGAGGAGCAAGCCAAGAAAACCAAGCCAAAGCAGGTAAGAAGTAAATCTGAGGATACTGTAGTAGCTGAGGTTATAGATGAGCTTCCATAGTGATTTAGCTTATGGTGAAGAAAAGGAGCTGCTAGTATTAAAAAAGCTGCGCCTTAAATATCCCAAAGCATATAAAGTAGAAGGTTATTGTAAAGAGTGGGATATTTTTATTCCAGAAAAAGATATGGGAGTAGAAGTTAAAAGCGACAGGATGTCTACGGTTACAGGTAATGTAGCTATAGAATATTCTTATGGTGGCGAACCTTCAGGAATCGAAGCTACTAAAGCTAAATGGTGGGTATATATTACAGAAGATACACTTTACTGGATAAAAGCAAAAAGAATAAAGCAATGTATAAAAGAAAACAAGTTAGAGCCTATTGAGTTTCCTCCTATTAAAGGAGATTATAGAGGAAAGTTTTTATACTTAATAAAAGAAACCTTGTTTAAAGACTATACAAGTATCACAGAGAAACTAAATGGCAGAAATTAATGTAGAGTTACACCCTGCGCAACTAGAGATATTCAATTCCAAGAAAAGATTTAAGATAGTAGCTGCTGGTAGAAGGTTTGGTAAGTCTAGATTAGCTGCTTGGATTCTTTTAATAAAAGCTTTACAGTCAGAAAGTAAAGATGTGTTCTATGTTGGTCCTACTTTTCAGCAAGCTAAGGATATTATGTGGGGTATGTTGAAAGAATTAGGTGCTGATGTCATAAAAGATGCCTACGAAAACACAGCTAGGCTTACATTAATCAACGATAGAAAGATATATCTTAAGGGTTCGGACAGACCGGACACGCTGCGCGGTGTAGGCTTGGCATATGTCGTGCTTGACGAGTATGCTTCTATGAAACCTATTGTATGGGAACAGATTTTAAGACCAACTCTAGCAGATGTACGAGGAGAAGCACTCTTTATTGGTACGCCAGCCGGGAAGAATCACTTTTATGACCTATATACTGAAGCTCAAAAGGAAGAAGATTGGGAAGCCTTCTCTTATAACTCTACAGATAACCCTTATATAGCAGCAGATGAGATTCAAGCAGCAAAACGCTCAATGTCTTCTATGGCATTTAGGCAAGAATTTGAAGCAAGCTTTGAAACTTTCTCTGGTGGTATATTTAAAGAAGAATGGTTCCATACATCTAAAGAACCTGAAGAAGGTAACTATGTAATAGCTGTAGACCCTGCTGGATTTGAAGCTGTAGAAAAAGAAAGAGGATTAAAAGGTTCTAAATTAGACGAAACTTCTATAGCTATTGTAAAAATAGATAGAGATAAGTGGTGGGTTAAAGATATTCTACATGGAAGATGGGGTATTAAAGAAACTGCTAAGAAAATCCTCAAAGCTGCTGAAGTAAATGAAGCTACTACTGTAGGAATAGAAACAGGTTCTTTAAAGAATGCTATCATGCCTTACCTAGAAGATGAAATGCGTACAGAGAATAGGTTCGTACATATAGATGAGCTGCGACATGGTGGTAAAAAGAAGACTGAGCGCATTACTTGGTCTTTACAAGGTAGATTAGAGCATGGACAGATAAGTTTTAACGAGGATAGAGATTGGAAAGTCTTTATGTCACAGATGTTAGACTTTCCTAATCACCTAAGTCATGACGATTTGCTGGATAGCCTAGCCTATATAGACCAAGTGTCTATAGCAGACTTCGCATACTCTATAGATATGGATGATGACTGGGAACCTTACGATGAAATAGCAGGATATTAGATAATTTGTTAGAAACCTCTACACAACTACCTAAAATGTGTTATACTCCACAGAATTACCTGCGTTAATGGAGAATTTTCTATAAATGTTTGAAAATAAAGAAACGAAGTACCAAGCTTTAGCTGGCTGGCTTAATCATAGGCTAGAAACATGGCGCACCCACAGAGATACTAACTATGTACAGAAGTGGGATGAGTATTATCGCCTGTGGCGTGGTATTTGGCTACAAGAAGATAGAACTCGTAGCTCTGAAAAGTCTAGAATTATAGCTCCAGCACTACAACAAGCAGTTGAGTCCTCTGTTGCTGAAATCGAGGAGGCAACTTTTGGCAGAGGGAAATGGTTTGATATACAAGATGACATGCTGGATGAAAATCCACAAGATGCTGAGTATGTACGCAATCTTCTACAGGAAGATTTAGAGAAAACAGGCTGTAAAGATGCAATATGTGAAGTTTTCCTTAATGGTGCTATATATGGTACTGGTATTGGAAAGATAGTTGTTGAGCAGAATGTAGAAAGAACACCTGCTGAAGTACCTGTAGAAGGTACAACCACTACTACTCGTCAGTTAGTAGAGTATCCCTCAATAGATGTTAGGGTAGAACCTATATCTCCGAAAGAGTTTCTTATAGACCCATCAGCTAACTCAATTAATGAAGCTTTAGGTGTAGCACATGAGGTTATTAAGCCTCGTTATCATGTAGTTGAAGGTATCTTATCAGGATTATATAGAGATGTACCTCTTGATGGTAGTTATGATACTGTTACATTTGGTTATGACCCTGAGATGAAACAAGCTGATGAGTCTGACTCAGTTAAGATTACAGAATACTGGGGTAAAGTTCCTAAGAGATTCCTTAAACCTTCTAAAGATAAAGATGATTTTGAATATACTAAGAAAGATGCGTTAATAGAAGCAGTTGTTACTATATGTAACGATGAACACATCTTAAGAGTAGAAGAAAACTTATTTATTATGGAAGATAGACCTTTTATATCTTACCAACACGACTTAGTTCCTAATAAATTCTGGGGTAGAGGAGTTTCAGAGAAGGCATATAACGCACAGAAAGCATTAGACGCTGAAATGAGAGCTAGAATTGATTCACTAGCACTAACTACTACACCTATGATGGCTGCTGACGCTACAAGATTGCCTAGAGGCGTTAAGTTTGAAGTACGCCCCGGTAAGACAGTACTTACCAATGGTAATCCTAGAGATGCTATCATGCCATTAGACATGGGAACAACAGACCCAAGTACATTTGACCAAGTAGCTAGCCTACAAGCTATGATTCAAATGGGTACAGGTACATCAGATGGAGTAGCAGGTGATAGAGCTACAGCTAGTGGTATGTCAATGCAACAAAGTGCTGCTATTAAAAGACAGAAGCGTACTTTAATGAATTTCCAAAACACATTCCTTGTTCCTTTAATACAAAAAGCAATGTGGAGGAAGATACAATTTGATGTTGAAAGATATCCAGTTAATGATTATAAATTTATACCTTATTCTACTATGGGTATAATGGCTAAAGAATTAGAGATGACACAAATGGTACAGATGTTACAGTCTATACCTAAAGATTCACCAGCTTTTGATGTAATATTAGTAGCTATGATGCAAAACTCTAGTATTCATAATCGTGACCAGATTGTTAATGCCTTGATGCAGAAAGACCCACAAGAGCAAGAGCTAGCTAATATAGGTAATGAGCTACAGATACAACAACTTCAAGCTAATATACAGAAAACACTAGCAGAAGCTGAAGAAGAGAAAGGTAAAGCAATTAAATGGCAAGCTGAAGCAGCAGTTGCAGTACCTAATGAGATACAAGTAGAAGAACAGATAATTAAATTACAGAAAGATGCTTTAGATTTAGATAAACTTAAAGCTGATATAGCAAACCAACAATCTGAAACAGCAAGGAATGGACCAGAGGTGGAACATCTTAAATCAGAAACTATATTAAATCTAGCTAAGGCTAGAGAAGCAGGTTCTAAAGCAGCAATTAATACAACAGTACAATAAATATGCCAAAAACTGACGAACAGTTTTTAAAAGACAGATTAGCTATGTTTGAAACCGAAGGGTGGAAAGACTTAATGGCTGATATGAAAATTACTGAAGAGAATGTAGTTGATATACGCACTCTTGAAAGTGAGAAAGACCTTTGGCACGCTAAGGGTCAGTTGCAGATTCTAAGACAATTAAGAAGTTTAGAAGATGCGACTAAAATAGCGGTAGAACAATCCTCTTCATAAGGACTCTACCTTAATATAACTTCATAACCCAGATGGGCGGAGAACACAATATGAGTATAGTAGTAGAAGAAGCACCTTTAGCTGAGCAACAGGTAACAGAAAATCAAGAACCAGAAGCGGTAGAAGCTCAACAGGATTACGATATCCAAGAAGAAACAGAAGTTGAGGTAACAGAACCAGAATCTATAGTTCCTGAGAAGTATGCTGGCAAATCACTTGAAGAAGTTATTGAGATGCACCAAAATGCAGAAAGAATATTAGGTAAGCAAGGAATGGAAGTTGGACATCAACGGAAATTAATTGAAACTTTAATGTCTTCTCAACAACAAGCTCCTCAAGCTACAGCACCGATGGAAGAACCAGTACCATTCGAGGAACAGTTCTATGCTGACCCTGCAAATGCAGTCAACTCAGCTATAGAAAAGCACCCCGATGTAGTTAAAGCTAAAGAAACTAGAGCTATGCAAAGTCAAGCTTTGAGTCAAGCACAGTTAGAAGCTGCTCATCCTGATTTTAAAGCGATAGTGGAAAGTAATGACTTTCGTGACTGGATTGGAGCAAGCAAGATACGACAAGAGTTATTCCGTACTGCTGATTCTTATGACTTTGATGCTGCTAACGAGTTGTTTACAACATGGAAGCAGATTAACATGGCAACTAAAACTGCTGAAGTTAAGAAGAAAGAAAAAGTCAAAAGACAAAAGGCATTACAAAAGACTAGCTCAGAAACACGCTCTTCAGGAGATTCTGTAGGTGGCAAGAAGATTTACCGTAGAGCTGATTTAATCAATCTACAGGTAACTGACCCAACTAGATACGCAAGCTTAGCTGATGAAATTCAGTCAGCTTACGCAGAAGGTAGGGTTAAATAATTTTACTTATAATAGGAGAAGAAAATGGCGTTAGGTTCAAACCAAGTCACGACTAGTGTCGCTAATAACTTCATTCCTGAACTGTGGTCAGATGAAGTTATAGGTGCGTACAAGTCAAATCTAGTGGTTGCTAACCTAGTTACTAAACTTTCTCATAAAGGCAAAAAAGGCGATACTATATATATTCCTGTGCCGGCAAGAGGAAGTGCAAGTGCTAAAGCAGCAAACACTCAAGTAACATTATCAGCAGCTACTAATACGAAAGTAACAGTAAGCATTGATAAGCATTACGAATATTCAAAGTTAATTGAAGATATTGCAGAAGTTCAAGCACTAGC